CGCCCTGAAGGCATCCAGGCCGCGGAGGCTTGCGATATCGAGGATCATCGGATTCGTCCTTTCATGCGCTTGTTCCAGCCCGGATCCGGGCGGCTCACTGAGGCGGACAGCGCCGCCGGCTTGGGGGAGATGGCGGCAGCCGAGGCTCGGCTGCCTGCGGGCCTGGGCTGCAGGCGGTTGACCGTCGCCTCGAGCGTGTCGATGCGATCGACCATGCCTGCCGCGAGCGCCTTGCGGGCCAGGAGCGTCCGGCCCTGGCCGTAGTTGGTGGCGACGTTGTCGCCGTTGGTCCGCCGACCGCGGGCGACGTCGGCGACGAACATCCCGTAGAACTCGTCGACCTGGTCCTGGATGGCGGCACGGCCGACGTCGGTCAGGGGTTCATACGCGTTGCCCTCGGTCTTGAACGGGCCGGCTGAGATCAGGCTGACCCTCACGCCCTGCATCTCGAGCGCCGCGCTGTCGTCCTCGTGCGCCGCGAAGACGCCGATCGAACCGACCTCACCCGAAGGCGTGACCGCGAGTTCGCTCATGTTGCAGCCGAGCCAGTAGGCGGCCGACGCGCAGAGCGTGTTGACCTGGCCGACGATCGGCTTCTTCCCGGAGCGCGCGGCGCGTAGTTCGGCGGCGAACTCGGGGATGCCGTCGACGGAGCCTCCGGGCGAGTCGATGTCAAAGACGATCGCGCCGACCGACGAATCGTTGAGCGCCTCGCGCAGGGCGTTGCGCAGACCGTCGATCGAGCAGCCGCCCGAGACCTCGTTCATCATCGACATGCGCTGGCTGATGAGGCCGTACATCGGGAGCACCGCGACCGCGCCTACCTGATATCCGCCGAGGCGCTCGCCGTTCTGCGCCCTGGCCGCGGCGAGGCGTTCGCCGATCTCGGCCTCGGTCGGCAGCACGCCGGCAGCGCGTGATCGCACGAGGTCCGCGATGAACGTAAGCATCGAGGGCAGCAGCGCCCAGGGCCGCTCGTAAACCGCCTTCGCGACGTGACCATAGCGCGGCGCCAGGAGCGCGCCGCCCTTGCCCATGCCCGGGCCCATGTCGTCGGGTTCGGGCGTCTCGCCCTTCTCGGAGTCGTCCAGATGCGCCTGGAGGTGCGCCTTCACGCCGTCGTCGTCGGACGCCGGGATGTCCGCCTGGCTGAGGCGCTGGATCCCGGCCGTGCAGCCAGCCTCATTGGCCGCGCCCGGGTCACCGTCCGCGCCTACCTGGTGATGAGGGAATTTCGAGTCCGCCTTGGCGTCCGGGTAGCCGTCGCCGTCGGGGTCGGCTCCGCTGGCGTCGTGCCAGGCGTACATCCCATCGCCGCGGGCCTTCGTGACGGGCGAGGCGAGCTTGGCCTCTTCCGCCGGGCCGTCCCAGGGGTCGTCAACCGTGTCGACGTGATGAATCGGATTGGCGGGCATGGTCATAGCCTCCGGGGTGGTGGGGTGTGCAGGTCAAGAGGTGGCGCCTGCGCTAGTCAGGGCGTGGCGGGTTGCTTGAGGCGACGTCTGACCGTGTCCCGCGACACGCCAAGGGCGCGAGCGACGGACTCGTAACCTGCCGAGGCCCCGGCTGCCGCGAGAGACGACCGGGCGTTGAGGACATCGGCGCGGGAGACGATCGGCCCCGGTCCGGCCAGGCGCTTGGGCTCGTCGACCTCGAAGAGCGAGGGGAACGCCCGGACCAGCGAGTGCCTGGCTGGGTAGAGGTCGCCGGCCTCGACTGGCTCGTCCTCGTAGGCCCCGAGCGTCACCCGCGCCGAGGCATCGGTGGGGCCGGCCGAGGGCGTGAACGAGACACGGGCCCGATATGTGCCGACCCGGGCGATCGCCGCGGACGGCAGGCGCATGCTGATCGCCGACAGGCCAAGGGCCGCGAGCCGGGACCCGTCACCGGCCGCGATTGCATGGATGGCGGCCTCGTCGATCGGCGAGGCCGCGACGTAGCCCGTCCGGGCGAGCTGCGCCACGGCCGCGGCGGCGGCTGGTTGCGGGCCGGTTAGCGGCGGCTGGAGCTGGACCGAGTTGAGTCCGGTGTCCACGAGGCGGCTCCAGTCGCCGTCCGCCATGACCGAGTCGATGACGGAGGGCTTCTCGAAGCCGGAGTTGGCGAGGGTCTGGATGACGGTGGCTTCGGACTTCATGACCTCGGCCCGATCCTTGCTGTCCTCGCGCAGGAACGGCACGTCCCGGGTGTCTGTCCAGAGGCGGGTGCCCGGCAGCGCCGCGACGATCGTCTCGAGCGAGCCGCACCAGTTGCGCCAGAGCGGCGAGAGGGTCGCCGTTCCGACCAGGCGCGCCGCGTTCTGGAAGTTGCCGGCGTTGAGCGACGAACCCGAGAGGCCCTCGGAGAGGGCGACCACGACCGGGTGCATGCCAGTCAGCGCGGCGATCCGGGTCTCGGCCTTGCCCTGGAGGTCTTTGAACTCCATCTCCTGGAAGGTCGAGCCGATGGGAACCGTCTCCCAGCCCCCGCCGAGGAAGAGCGTGCGGAAGGCGTTGAACGAGCCGCGGTGCTCCTGCTCGAAGACGTCGATGAGCTCCTTCGCCTTGTCCTTGGTGATACCGACCGGGAGCTTGACGGCAAGGTTCGGGGTGGCCGCATGCTCGAAAAACTTCAACTTGTGCCCGGTCGCCGCGTTGTCGCCCATGATTTCGCGCAGGCCTGCGGCCAGCAGAGAGATGCCGCGGTTGCGCATGAGCGGATCGCGGGTCGGAGCGAAATGGCAGACCTCATCGGGGCCGTAAGTCTTGAGATCGGTCTCCGCACCGACACCGCCCGGATGGAAGCCGTAGCCGATGACCCGAGCCTCCGGATCCCAAGAGCCGAGGTCGGTTGATCGCTTCTTCGAGCCCCAGACGATCGTCGTCCAGTCGGGTCGCAGACGGTAGAGGCCATCGGGTCGCCCGATGACGAAGCCGTCCCCGGCCAGATCCGCATCGAGGATCGCCGCGGCCATCAGGTCGCCGGTCGTCTTGCCGGTCTCCGGGTGTTCGACGACTGAGAGCGCGGACGTCCCGAAGAGGTTGCCCGGGCGGCCGCCGCGCAGCTGCTGGAACTGGATCCGCGCCTCCGAGAAGAGGCGGGCGCGCAACGTCAGGCAGGCGAAGACGATCGGGTTGCGCAGGTAGGCGCTATAGACCAGTCCCTGAAACGACGGGTCCGGATTCTCGACCTCGCCGGTCATGCTCGTGCTCATCATCGACCAGAGGTTGTCGAAGCTGAACATGCCGGCCCACTCGTCGATGCCGAACGTGCCGCCGGACTCTGCGGAACGACGCCGGGCGAAGCTCTCGATCAGCGCGGCCATGTCAGCTTCCTTACCCCGGCCGGGTCGAATGTCAGTCCAGCGAAGAGAGCCAGCCCCGTCGCGATGAGGCCGGCCGGCAGGAAGATCAGGGCGATGCCGACGACGATGAGCGCGAGGCCAGCCAGGGCGATCAACAACGTGAAGAGCGCGGGCCCGCGACGGCGAAGTTCACGGAGCAGCCGCGTCATCGCGCGGACCCAGAGAGCACGAACGGCTCGACTTCGGGCTCGAGAGGCGCATCCGACCAGACGAAGAGCGCATTGCACCAGGCCGCGACGCCGTCGATCCGCTCGGTCGAGTGTTCCTTGTCAGGCTTGAGGTTCGCGGATGCATCCTCTTCGGCGATCGCGTTCGAGACCATCCAGCGCAGGACGGGGTTCCCGTCGTGGTGGACGATCCCCTCGGCGATGTCGGCCTCGAGGCGTTTGGCCGGCGCCGACATCGAGGCGTATCCCTGGCCGACCTCGACGACCTCGAAACCGGCCCGCTGGAGGGCCGGCGTCAGCCATGCGGTGTTCCAGCGGTCGATGCCGATCCGCTTGACGATCGTTCCCCAGGCGTCGAGATCCGCGAGGACGCGCTCCTGGTCGACGCGGTTGCCGGGCGTCGGCGTGATCCAGCCGTCGCGGATCCAGACGTCATATGGCACCCGGTCGCGACGGACGCGATCAGCCACGTTGTCCTGCGGGACCCAGGCGAGCATCCGGAGCTCGTAGCAGCGGCCGGCGTGGCCCTCGATCGGGCATGAGTCGCGCGGCGCGATCGCGGTGAACGCAGTGAGGTCGGTCGTCGACGACAGGTCCAGCCCGCCCCAGCCACGGATCCCCTCGGGCATCGGGCGCGGAGCGTCCCCCTCGCCACCCTCGCCGAACTTCGCGGCGTCCAGCCACTTGCCCGAGCCCTCGGTCCAGATGCAGAAGTTCAGGCGCTTGACGATGCTCTGGCTGGCTGGCTTGCCGATCGCCTCGGTGACCGTCTCGCGGAGGTAGCGCCACGGGATCGAGACGCCGAGGTTCGGGTTGGCCTTCAGCCAGACTGCCTCGTCGGTCCACTGGTCGCAGCGCGGACAGCCATCCTCCGGGCGCCCCGCCGGCCGGTGGTCGTCGCACATGTCGAGGCCGCAGACGAACGCGAACCAGGCGTCGTCGACGAGATCGCCCTCGAGGACGGAGAGGCTGTACTGGTGGTCCTGCCAGCAGATCGAGTGGCGGTCGTGCCCCGAGTTCGTGACCCTGATGACGATGGCGTTCCGACGGCCCTTCGTTCCGAGGCGCATCGCGTCGATGACCGAGGAATCCGGATGGGCGTGCTCCTCTTCGATCAGAACGATGTGCGGCCGTGGGCCATGCAGGTTCTTGGCCTCGGAACTCAGGTACTGGAAGGTCCCGTTCCGTCGTGGGGCCGAGATCGCGAAGGCGCTGACATCGAGCCGCGAGCGGAGTCCGGGCGACTTCTCGATCATCCGCCTGGCATCGGTCCAGGGGATCTTGGACTGTGCCCGCGTAGGCGCCGCACTGTAGACCTCGGGTGCCGCCTCGTTGTCGGCGGCCACGCCATATGTTCCGATCCCGCCGAGCATCGGGGTCTTGCCCGAGCCCTTGCCGGTCTCGACGTACCAGTTCCGGAAGCGTCGCAAGAGCGCCCCGTCGTCCTCGTCGCGGCGCATCCATCCGAAGCCCGAGCCGATGATGAACGTCTGCCAGGGGCCGAGGATGAAGGGCTTGGGCTCCGCCATGATGTCGCCCTCGGCGAGGCGCAGCATCGGGAAGAACGCGAGCGGGCGGCCGGCGGCGACCGGATCGAAAGAGAGACCGCGGAGGTGCCCGCGCTCCATATCGTCGAGGTGACGGCGCGCGGCGAGCCGGACGTATCGGTTTGCGAGGATCCGGCCGGCCAGCACGTCATCGGCATAAGCGTGGACGCCGTTCGCCAGGGCCGCGTAGTCCGCGGTCTCGTCGCGCTGGAGCGTAGGACTCAACATCAGAAGCCTGCTCCCAGCAGGCGGTCCATCGGATCGTCGATGACCTCGGGGGCTACCGATACGTGCGTCTTGGCTGACGGGTTCATGCCGAACCGATCGAGCATCGCGACCACGCGCTTCCACGCGTCTGACCGGATCGCCATCGCGGGATGCGGCCGGATCATCAGCGAGCCTTTCTCGGTTGTCGTCGTGTAGTAGCGGCGTCCGGGCTCATGACCCGCACGGACGAGATGGCGCGTGCCGTCCGTGTCCTCCATGAACTCCGGCGGCGCAGTACAGCGGACCTTGGACGCGACCGGCAGCCCGCACAGGCCACAGGCGACGCCGAAGATGAGATCGCCCGCCTCGAGGTAATCGCCGTAGGCGTCTACAAGGACACCGAGCGCGGCTTGATCCATGACCGTGAGCAAGCGCTGGGAGGTAAGCAGCTCGACGAGCTCCGTCCAAGCGCGCCGGCGGCGGGCGCCCTTGAGCCAGAAGGGCGGACGCGTGCCGGGCACGAGGACCGGGGGCTGGGGCTCGGCCGGGTTCGCACGATCCTTGCGGTCCGTGCCCTGGAGCATCTTGAGAGCGGTCGGCTTCGGCAGGTTGCTCATTCAGGCCCCCGGCCTTTGGGGTTCGCCAACTGACGGTGCGCGAAAAGAGGCGCGGGGGTCAGCGAGGGGGTGGTTCACGTCCCGTCGCG